CGTAACGATACTTAACTAATGCACCTATTGTTTCTACTTGTGGGAATCCATTTATCTTATGGACAGTTGAAACAGTCATTGGTTCCGCATTAATATCAACTTTTGTAACAGTGTTACATTTTGAATCTCGCATAAAATTAATCACTTTTGCTCTCCCTTATTTTTTCTTTTGGTTTGCCCGAAAATACTCTCATATCTGTCCTTGTATTCTACGAACTCCGATTCAAGTTTCTTATGCTCTACTGCCAGTGCAACTAACTTATTTTCAAGTCTCTCTATGTGTGCGTACTTAGACTGTATAAGACCCCCATGCTCTTTTTGTATATCTCTTTTATACGCATCATTCAAACCACGTAGCCGATCTACTTCCACTTCAAGTTTCTCTATGTCTTTTTTATACTCAGCACTTAAACTACGCAACACGCCATTCTCCTGATCTATCAGTAAATACTCTTTCAGAAGAGTGATCGGAGACATTTCACTAACTCTCTTTAGCTTGTCTCTTTTTTCTAGCTTGTCAACTGCATCTTTCATGATAGTGTCTACCATGTTCATTGGTTTATCATTCATTGGTTTATCATTCATTTGACTAGACCTCCCTTGTTGTTGATACCACTTAATAAATTACGGTCTGTGACCACAACATAGTTACTCTTGTGTAAAGGTACTAATGTGTGTTTTACTTTTTCACTAGCCGCCTGACCGCAAACCTTACAAACCGAATACCCAAGGGAAATTCTTCCCTCAGGTACAAAGTTGCTACAATCGCTTGTAGTACATTTAGACATTTGACATTCTCCTTCGGATAGACTTATTCAAGCTGTTACTAAAAGTACCTTGGACAAAAAACTTGAACAGACAATAAAGAGAACCAATAGTGATTGCACCCAAACTCATAAGCCAAAGATATTCCCTGTATGGGAATGGTTGATGCTCCGGCATATAGTATTGGATATCGAATGACGCAAACTGCAACGTCAAGAGTATAGTGTTGATGTTAGTCAACATAATTAGAAACAACACAACTAACTTATTCATTAGGCTCATAATCTTTCCTTTGATTGAGGTAATACTGTTTTAAAATATGGTGCATGACGCTCCACCCATTAGCCTGTACCTGTTTGGCTAACTCCAATACTTCTTTGTCATCAGGTACAGACACAACTTTTTCTTCGCT